CTTTAATGATGATTTAACATATAAAGCTTATGTAGCTGGAACTGGAGATGATGGTGGAGATCAAGCTTATTTTAACTCACTTAAGAAAGCATTTGGTGATAGAGCAATAACATTGCCTATTGAAGAAAAAGTTGTATCACAAGGTAAAAGATTATCTGCCACTGAAATACGTGGTTTAATTACACAAATAAAATCACTTGTTAAACAAATAATAACAACAGATAAAGATTCAACTGAACATGCTAAAGCTAAAAATCAATATCTAAATACATTAGAGACATTAAAAGGATGTTTTCCTGAATCAATAATTCAGAAAGGATATTTTGATGATATAATGCATATACTAAATGTGAGTGTATTAACACCACAACAATTACAAGAAGTAGATCCAAATACATACCGTGTTCCTTCAACATCAGCTCCAATCACTGGTGATGATGGTATAACTAAAGGACAAGATACAGTTATTAAAATACCGTATGATAAAACAACGGATTTTGAAAACTTTATGAATACAAATCTAATAGCATTTGAATATTCACAATATAATTTTGAAGATGGTAAAGAAAGACGTGTTGTTATTCCTAATTTAGGTAATAATGAAGATGGACAGTTACAACGTAAGCAAGTAATTGACTATTTAACTAAATCAGGTATTCCACATGATCTAGAAGAATATAAATTAGATGTTAAACCAACTGTTTCTATTAAAGATGTAGATAAAAACGAGTTAAAAAAAGGTATTGAAGTAGAAAAAGAACATACTACAGATATCAAAACAGCAACTCGTATAGCGTTAGATCATTTAAGTGAAGATCCACATTATTATACTAAATTAGCAAAAGCTAAATTAGAAGAAGAACCATTTTCTATTAAATGGTGGAAAGATAAATTACAAGAGATAACTGATAATAGTGATATAATTCAAGATTTTATAGATTTTACTATTAAAGCACTTGAATTAAAAGAAACACCAGAGATTGAATTTGTAGATGATGAAAATGTAGCTAAACAAATGCATTCATTAGGTGCTTTTGATCCATCAACTAATAAATTAATAGTAGTTAAAGGACCAAGATTAACAGCAGATATTTTGCGAACATTAGCTCATGAATTAGTTCATCGTAAACAAGCTGAATTAGGACAGTTAGGACCAGATGCTGGTAAGACAGGTTCACCTATTGAAAATGAAGCAAATGCAGCCGCCGGTATTTTGATGAGACAATATGGTCAACATAGACCAGAAATATTTGAAGCTCCATTAAAAGAAGCTAATCAAAAAAAAACACTGAGTAATCCAAAAATCTATTGTGATATGGATGGTGTGTTGGTTGATTTTGATAAAGGATATTTTGATTTAACAGGTAAAAAAGCAAGTTTTGATACACCAAAAGATGAATTTTGGGAACCAATTACTAAAGCAGGAGCAGCATTTTGGATCAAATTAAAATGGATGTCGGATGGGCATGAATTGTGGGACTATATTAAAAAATACAATCCAGAATTACTATCAGCTCCATCACGTGAAGAAGCATCTAAAATGGGTAAACGTATTTGGGTGAAAAGAGAATTACCTGGTACTAAATTAATATTAAAGAAGGCTGAGCTTAAACAACAATTAGCCACACCAGACGCTATATTAATTGATGATAGAGAAGATAATATACAAAGATGGAATGAAGCAGGTGGTATAGGTATTCACCATACATCAGCTAAAAATACAATTAAAGAATTAGAAAAATTAGGTTTATGAGTGAATCAAATTTAAGAAAAGAGTTTTCAAAACGCGACGTACAACGTATGCGAAATATAATTACCGGTAATGCAGGAGCATCTACCGGTACTCAAGTGGGTTATAGCAAGCAATCTCAAGACTATCAAGAAGGTGATACATGGGAAGAAAACGGTAAACAATGGACCATTAAAAATGGTATAAAACAAACCGTAACTAAGTTTGATAGACTAAAGAAAATGACTATCCTACCACTAGCTTGTCCTGTTTGTTCTAAAGCGTTCAAAAATAATGACATTAATAAAAAAATGTGGTCACTTCATCATAAATGTTTTGATTGTGTCATTGAAATGGAGGCAGAAATTAAACGAACTGGCAAATGGGACGAGTATGAAAAACAAATGATGAATAATAATAAAAACGCTATGTTAAATGATTTTGAAGCATCATTTGAGTCATTTGTTAATTCAAAATCAGAGTCGTACATTACTGAACAAGGTGATGTAGAGTCATGGAGTGGTGGTAAAGTTAATGAAGATGAAATAAAAAACGTTAAGGAATATATTAAAAAGTTACGAGAACAACAACTATAGAATATTTATAGCCAGTACTAATAACATACTAATGGACACTAACATCTTTTCAATTCTAGCAACAGCAATAACAGTTTTGGGTGGATCTGCCGCTTGGCGTTACTATGAAAAACGCGCTATGCACCGTGAAAAAGACGAAGATTTTATTCGTCATGATTGTAAAGATCGTATATCTAAATTAGAAGCATTACTTGAAGCATCAGCTAGAGAAAAAGATGATTTACGTTCAATGGTATTAGAATTAACTAAAGAAGTAGCAGCTCTAACTGTAAAAGTTGAGTTTTTAACTAATGAAAATCAAAAACTAAAAAAATCCGCATAGTATGCCATACGAATTAAAAGGAAAATGTGTCTATAAAAAAGGAACTGACGAGAAAGTTGGTTGTTCTAAGACTGAAAAAGCGGCTAAGAACTATTTAAAAGCATTATACGCTAACGTTAAAAACGAAGGATTTGATCCATCAACTATCAATCCAGACGCTGAAGAAACAGTAAGTATCACTGTAGAACCAACAAATGCTATGGCTAATTTTGTTTCTACGTTATTTGCTTCACGTACTCAAGCACATATTTTCCATTTACAAACAACATCATTTGCTGTTCATAAAGCATTAAATGAATACTACGATGAAATCGTAGATTTAACTGATGGTATTATTGAAACATATCAAGGCCGTTACGGTATCATTAAAGGATATAAAGGTGATGGTCCATGGTTAGAAGATGAAGGTAGTGTTTTAAAATATTTTGAAGCATTATGTATGTACGTTGAAAAAAATCGTGTCTTATTACCACAAGATTCATACATTCAAAACCAAATTGACGAAGTAGTAGCACTAATTGAGTCAACTAAGTATAAACTTAAATTCTTACACTAATGAGAATTCGTATAGTAGAAGCAGCATCTAATCCGAACATATACCAAATATATGGTCAGATGACTACTAATACTCAAGTCAAAAACCAAACAGAAATATTATCAGCAATTAGAGCTTTACCTGGCGTCACAATCATCAGTACTAAAGAGATTAATAGTGAAATACCTGTTACTGATAACGCTAGATATGACTGTACTATTAGTATAAAAATAGACGTTAGTTTATTTAAATATAAAGATGAAGGTGTTAAAGGCGGAATTAAGAAAATAATAGACAACATCAGAAAAATACCTGGTGTTGTATCATTAAAAATAAAACCTAAAGCGTATTACGCAACAGCATATTAATATGAACGCTATACAACTAAGAGAACACATTCAAAAAATTATTAATTATATGGACCAAGATTATAATCACGGTCCTAAATTAGTTATTAATGAATCTAAAGAACATCCATTCATTTCTGAAGGTATGTTTTACCACATTGAAAATAATTTACCACTAAACGAGTCAATATATCGCCCTCAATCAGTAATGTTTTTAAAATTATTTGTTGAAGCAAGAAATTTATATGAGTCTAAACGTTTAGTGTTATGTGAAAACGATAAATACTACTTTAACAATACAGACATTGGAACATTTGGTGAATATAATGGTATTAAAGTACCACTAGACTTACCTTTGACCGAGGAATTCTTGAACGAAGTTTTAGATGAAGCTAAAGATAAAAAACAACCAGCGTTAGGTAAACCAAAACGCGGTGGTTCTAAAAAATTCTATGTGTATGTTAAAGACGGAGACAAAGTAAAAAAAGTATCATTTGGTATGGCCGGAGGTGGATTAAGAGCAAAACTTAATAATCCAAAAGCAAGACAAGCATTTTCTAAAAGACATAATTGTCCACAAGCTAAAGACAGAACAACAGCTCGTTACTGGTCATGTCGTTTACCTCGCTATGCTAAATTATTAGGATTCAAAACAACATTCTCAGGATATTGGTAAAAAATAAAAACAATAAATTATGCATATAACTAAAGATCCAGGCTCATGGCAACAATATATTAAAAGAGCAGATAATATTAGTATTCCACTTCAAGAATTAGCAAAAAAATATTCTATGGAATCTAACATGTATGTTCAACAAATGTTGATGGAACAACAGCAACTTCGTCATCAACAAATGATAGAACAAAATACAGCTATTGTAGCGGGTGTTAACCCAACTCCAAGTGTAACACCATCAATTAGTGTGACACCAAGTATTACACCTACAATTAGCTTAACCCCATCAATTACTCCAACAATCAGTGTTACTCCAAGTAAAACACCAAGTGTAACACCTACAATTAGTGTCACACCAACCATAACACCATCACCAACATCACCTAGTTAATTATGAGTCGACCATATAATGACTTATTGGTTACAAATGCATACATAATTCGTGAGTTTGATGAGAATATTGACCCAATAGAATTGATGTGGCATAGAGATGATGAAAACAGATTAGTAGAAGCAATAGGTATAACTGATTGGAAAATACAACTTGAAAACGAGTTGCCATCAAACATGGATAAGCCAATATTTATACCAAGACACATGTGGCATAGAGCCATAAAAGGAACAAATAAATTAAAATTGAAAATATACAAATCATGAAACGTTCAGAATTAACACAACTAATTAGAGAAGCAATTGAAGAAGTAAAACCTAAGATTGAAGAAGAAGTAATCAATGAAGGGTTCGCTCCTGAAAAAGATGAAGTCGGATCATTTTGGGTGGTAGAAAAACCATCAACTAACTCTAAAATGGAAGATACATGTTGGGAGTGTAAAGATATCGCTTACTTCGCTAACCAAGTTAAAGGTGGTTTAAACCCAGAAGACATTAAAGGTGTATTCTATAACGAAGGTAAAGCTAAAAAATTAGCTGAAAAATTATTGGCTGAACGTGACAAGAAAAAAGATGAAGTAAGAGAAGCAGGTGAAGCTTATAAAAAAATGAAAGAAGAAACCTTAGCAAAGGTTCAAGAATACATGAAAAATAAAAAAGCAACTAAACAAGTAGTTGACGAATTAAATAGTGTAACAAAATAATGACTCGTTTAACCGACATACTCAAACAAATTCTTTCAGAAGAAAAAGTAAAACGTGATAGATGTTTACGTATTGCTGATCGCAAATACAAAAAACCATCTGCTTATAAATCAGCCGCTGCTGAAAGATGTCGTCAGGGTGATATATGGAAAAACTTAAAAGAAGAAGATCTTAACGAAGACGAATCATTACATAAATGGCTTAAAAGACAAGGTCCACCAGGTAAAGAAGGTGGATGGGTTGATTGTAATACTTGTCGTAAAGTAGACGGTAAAACAAAATGCAAAGCATGTGGACGTAAAGAAGGAGAAAAACGTGCTAAATACCCAGCTTGTCGCCCAACACCTGCTGGTTGTAAGAAAAAAGGTAAAGGTAAAACTTGGGGTAAAACAAAATAAATAATATGCAAGACAATTTTAACATACATAATTGGCGTTTAGAAAAAGCTATAAACGAAGAAAAAACATTAAATGTAACATTTAGTGATGAAGATTGGTCACAATCTATAGCTTATAAATTATCAGATGCTCTTATCAAATCAGGATATAGTAGAGATATGATTAAGTCAGTAGCAAAATCTATTTTAACTAGACCTTCATTACAAGAAAATAAAGGACAATGTCCTGAATGTGGATGTGAGATGGAAGGTAAAATGTGTAACGAATGTGGTTACATGGGAGAAGGTTTTCCTGACTTAAGTGGTGATGGAAAAATAACACAAAAAGATATTCTAATAGCTAAAGGTGTTATTAAAAAAGAAAATATAGAAGATTGGCAACGTTTTTATGAGGAAGGATATAGAGCAGGATATGAACATGCTAAAGCAGGTGTAAAACCAATGTATGAAGGTGAAGATCATGAAGTATCAATGGCTCAAAACAGTTTAAAATCAATTATGAGTTCAGCATCACAACTAATGAACAAATTAGGAAATGAAGAACGTGATATACCAGGTTGGATTCAAGACCATATAACAAACGCTGAAAACTTTATTGACCAAGCCGCTCAAGGTTTCCATGAATTAGATAAATAATATGAAACTTAAAATAGTAAGAAAACGATCATTAAAAGAAGAAGAAGTAGTAGATCAACAACCTGTTGAACCTACTACTCCTGCTATCACATTTGAATCAGATCCGTTAGAGTTCTTGTTAATGAAATATCCATCATTAGATAAAACAATGATTGATTTATTAACAGTTGACTTTAGAGATTATATCAATGGTATCTATATAATGGCTCCTAAGCCAACAACATTTAAAGTTGTTTTACATAACAATCGTTCTTTTTACTTAATATTCTTAGGTGATAATAAATTCAACGCTAAAGTAGAAGGTAAAAAGTATTATTTAGCTACATTAAGTGAATTAGAACGAGCAACTGAGGCAATAGCAAATGTATTAACATTAGGGGCTCCAAGATCAGCTGAAGGACCAGAACAATTAACACCATCATCAGCTGAAGGACCAGAAGCAGGTAAAACACCAGAAGAAGCACCAACAGAAGAAAAACCAGAAGAACTAAAAGAATCTAAGTTAAAACTTAGAATAATAGAAAATACATTAGACGAATTGGCTAAGTTATCATACGACGTATTAACACCTGAAGCACAAGATATTGCTCAACAGTTAATTAAAAAATTAAAAATAGACCAATCACAAATACAACCAGCATCTAAAACAAATATTGTTGTATATGATGATAATAGAAAAGAGTTAGTTGATAAAACAGCTGCTTTAAAAATATTTGGTCAACCAACAGATAAAAACTCTGGTGATTTTAAAGTAGGCAAAACAAAAATTACTTTTAAACCATATAAAACTAGTGGTGAGTATTATGAATTAAAACCACAGAATTTAGGTGTTACTTTAAATGAATTTATCCCAATTAACCAATTAAAAAAAGAATTGATTAATGGAGTTAAAAATCATCCTGTGTTAGATGAAACACAAAAACAATTTATTCTTGATCTTATAAATGGAAAAGATACATTAAAACCAGAACAAAAAGAAGAAATAAAAAACAATAAATACTTTATTAATGAAGTGTTAAAGAACTTAGGTGAAACATTAGGTGCTATTATGTACGCTAAAGAAATTGGTGCTACACAAGTATTTTTCCCTAAAGAAGGTAACTATCCTTTAGTAGATTATATCTTAAATACACCAAAAGGTGAAGTAAGAGTAAGTGCTAAAACATCTAAAGGACAAGGTAATATTGTTAAACCACAAGATTTAAATAACATCATTAAACAAAGAAAAGGTAAAATATCACCTGATAAACAAAAAATATTAGATATATTATCTACAAACAACGGTAAAGCAGGTTCATTAAAATTGATTCCTGAGTTTGGTAGTAGTGAATTAAATAAAGAATTAAAAGCATTCTTAAAAAAATATCCTAACTACGATACTAAAGGAGGAACATACGATCCAGCTGAACGTATCGCTTTAGAAAGACAAATCATCAAACAAATAAACGCAAATCCAGAACTTGACTTTAGTGATGTGTTTAATAAATACGTTTCTGTACGTTATGTTAAATACAACGTTGATATTAACTCAGCTAAAGGTGAAATATCTGTTGTTAAAAACTTTGATATAAACATGTCTACTAAAAATAGTCCAGGACATGATGGAGAAAGAATAGGATTTTCATTAGGTAAATCCGCTTAATAAACATATAGACAGATTCATAGCCTGTCGCTTTTAAAAAATAATTTGCAGCTGTGGCGCACCCAAAAGGTGTGCCACATCTTTTTTTGACCTAGTTAAACTACTTATATTTAAATATTATGAATATATTTTACATAGACTCAGATCCACGAATAGCTGCTCGTCAATTAGTTGATGACCATATTCGTAAAATGCAAATTGAATCAGCACAAATGTTATGTACAACATTCCATCATTATGGTGTTGAAGCACCATATAGGAAAGCACATTTTAACCATCCATCAACTAAATGGACTCGTGAATCGTTAGATCACGCTACATGGTTGCTTGAACATGGTTTAGAGATATGTGATGAGTTTGTTGTTAGGTATGGTAAAGAACATGCTTCAAAGAAAGTTTTGCTTTGGGTAAAAGATAACTTATCTTTAATAAGTGATAAGTTTCCAAGTACTGGGTTTACACCACCACCTCAATGTATGCCTGACATTTATAAAAAAGATGATACAATAGAAGCGTATAGAGAGTTTTACATATTAGATAAAATAGGAATTAAAAATTTAGGATATAACAAATTAAACAATACACCAGAATGGATAAAAAAATCGTTATTATTGGAGCAGGCGTAGCCGGAATAAACGCCGCAACAACATTAGTAGACAATGGCTATCCAGGCCATTTAATCACAATCATTGACAAAGGAAATGATCCTATTAACCGCTTACCTGAAGAAGTAATGACAGGTATGTTAGGGGCTGGCGGTTGGAGTGATGGTAAATTAACCTACCACACATCAATTGGTGGTCAATTAGCTAAATATTGTGGTGAAGAAAAAGCAATGGAGTTGATGAAACAAGTAGTAGATAATTTTACTCGTTTTCATCCTAAACCAGAGGAAATTTTTATGTCTGACCCACAGGAAGAACCTGAATTTATTAAACCATATTTTGGTTTGAGAATGTTTCCTGTATGGCACATTGGATCTAACTTCTTACATGAGATTGCTAAAACATGGTATCAATACTTGTTAGATAAAGGTGTTAAATTTGAATGGAATACTGAAGTAACTAAAATATTATTTTCTACAAATGAAATAGTATTAGGACATAATTATTTTAAATACGACGAATTAATATTTGCAGTAGGTAAATCAGGTATTGACTTTGCACAACAACTATCAGACGACTATAAACTACCAACTGAACCTAAATCAGTTCAAATTGGTGTTCGTTTTGAAGCACCACAAAAATACTTTCAAAAATTAATCGATATAAGTTATGACTTTAAATTATATCAGAAATTTGATAATGTTTCTTTACGTTCGTTCTGTACAAACAACAACGCCGCATATGTCGCTGTTGAAGAAACTTATGGTGATGTTACTTACAATGGTCACGCTAAAAAAGGTGAAGAATTTAGAAACGACATGACCAATTTTGGTATATTGATGGAGATTAAAGGTATTGAAGATCCATTTAAATGGTCAAGAGATGTAGTATCAAAATTACAAGAAAATGGTACTGGCTTATATTATTCACCCAATAATACTCGTACACCCGCATTAACTAGTGAAGGTGTTACTGTAAGCGCTACTTCAATTGATACATTAGATACATTTAACGAATCAATGGATAAATACGCTGATTATGTCATTAATTTTATTGATGATATGAATAAAGTATTTGAATTTGGTAATGATTGGGGTATGTATATTCCTGAAGTCAAGTATTTGAGTCCTGAACCATTAGTTAACTACAACAACTTATCATTAACAGAATATCCAAATGTTTATTTCGTAGGAGACGCATTATCAGCTCGTGGTATTACAGTATCTGGAGCACATGGAATTTATGTGGCTGAATATTTATCACAAAAATAACTATGCCATACGATCCGAATGAAGAATATCCAGAATTTGTTGAGAACTTTTAGTTTGACCTGGATTAATTACTTATATTTAAATATAAAATACATACAATGGCAAAAGCACAAAAAACATCGTTTGAAACAAAACGTTATAAGAAGCCAGATGGAACTATTGTCTATCTTTGGCAAGGAAAATTACATAATTGGGATGACGCAGCATTGATTACGCCAGAAGGTAAAAAGGAATATTGGTTATTTGGTTATCAATATACTAAAGATCAATGGACAGAACGTAAACGTGATGTAAATGGTATACCACCAGCTAAAGACCCTAAATTTGAAACAAGATTTTAATATATGAGAATAGGACTATGTGGAACAATGTCTGTTGGTAAAACAACACTAGTTAAAGCTTTATCTGAGCTTGACTTGTTTAAAGACTATAAATTTGCTACTGAACGTAGTAAGTATTTAAGGGATTTAGGTATTCCATTAAACACTGATTCAACTATTAATGGACAGTTAGTGTTTTTAGCAGAAAGAGCTAGTGAATTACTAAACGAAAATATTATAACTGATAGAACAATATGGGATGTATGTTCATTTACCACATTGGCTAAGTCAATTGGTTTACATGAAAAATCACAGTTTGTTAACACAGCAATGTTATTAAAAGACCAATATGATGTAGTATTTTACATTGATCCAGTCGGAACTAACATAGAAGATAATGGTGTTCGTGAAACAAATGCTGAATATAGGGCAGATATTAATCAAGAAATGTTAAGATTATTGGCTCTTAACCCACCTAAACAACTAATAATATTAAGTGGTTCAACATCAGATCGCATGAAGACAATCATAGACAATTTATTTTAAATATTTATAACAAACACTAACTAAATATCATGGCAGACAATTTCGATTTAAGAAAGTTTATAACTGAATCTAAACTTAAAATTAAAGTACCGGTACGCGAAATGGCACGTATTTCTAAAGAAAAATACGCGTTAAATCCAGACTTTCCAAATTTAGAGGATAGAATAGACAATCCATCTAATTATAAAAACGATAGAAAACAACAAGTAATTAATTACTTTGTTGCTCAAGCTAAAGAACAAAACACTGATCCGATGGATGTTGAATTGTTCAAAAGTGAAATCGAGAAAAATGCATCACCAGGCGTTAACTGGTCATTCACTCCAGATATTAGAACACAACTATTACAAGTTAAAACAGCTAAAGAAGAAAAACCAGATGAAGAACAAGGTGGTGAAGATTATTTCGGAATGGGTGGTAAAGACGCTGAAGATTTGTTTGTAGGTAGATCAAAATTATCAACTAAAAAAGGTAAACCAATTGGTGATGACGAAGCAGAAAAAGAACCATCAGCAAAAGATTTAGCTCGATTTAAAAAAGCACCTATCACAGGTACTGGAGCTAAAGCAGGTGAGTGGTTGATTGATAATGGTGATTTAATTGACAGAATTATTAAAAAATATTCTCGCACAATCAGAGAAGCAGGTAGAAGTAAAGGAGGTGATGAAGCAGGAGATATCGGAGCTGGTCAATACAGAGCTAGTTTACAAAAATCAAGAGAAGCAGCTAAAGCAGAATTGCCAAACGAAATCGCTAAAATTGTTGGTGAATTAGAAAAAGTAGAAAGCCAAGACTACGATTTGTTTATTAAGATTTTACAAGGTCTTGACTTTAAATTTGGTACTGTAAACGCTAAAGGTGCTATGAAATTAATCTTAAAAGGATTAGATTTAAAATCAGTTCCTGAATCAGGATCTAAAAAAGCATTAGCTAAAGATTTGAAAAAATTAGGTATCGATGATGAACCGATTGAAATTGATGATGAAGCATAATTATATGAAATACTTAGGTAAAATAATTACAGTAGTAGCAATATTAGTTTGCGTTTGGATGGTATATAAAGTATTCCAAGACAACGCAGCTAAATATGAAAAATACGAACATACAATCGATAGTTTATCTCACGAAGTAACTGTATTAGATTCAGTACACGTTAAACAAGACAGTGTTATTGTAGTTTATCAAGACAGTATTGTTTATTTAGATAATATCATCGAAGTTGAAAAAACAAAGATAATTACAGTTGAAAAAAAATATAAAGAAGCTCGTGAACAAGTACATCAGTACCATGCTTCTGAAATAGATTCATTTTTTAAATCTAGATACAACTACTAATGAAATACTTACTTACAATATTATTATCTTTATTTTCATTAACGGCTATAGCTACAGTTAAGGATACAGTCGCTACTATTACAGTACGCGACTCTAACCATAATGTTACTGGCTATCAAGCAATTATAGTTGAACGTAAAGATACAACTAAAATAGAAATACCAGCTTATGTCGCTAAACAAATGATTTTAGATTTAATGAGCGGCGATAGTGCTAAAGCACAATTAGCTATTGTTTATGATATGTTTAAAGCAACTGAAAAGAAAACAGTAATGCAAGACAGTATGTTAAAAGCATATCAAATTAAAAACCAAACATACGCTAAACAAATACTATTATACAAAGAAAAAGAAGCACAATATATTAATTACACAAAGGATTTAAAGAAAGACGTTAAAAAAGCTAAAGTGAAAAACCACTTAGCAACAGGTGCAGGTATGTTACTTGTATTAGCGGGTCTTTTATTCCTGTTCGTTTCCGCAGGTAAATAATATTTATTATAAACATATAACTAATAAAACAATGAAAAAACAACTTAACGAAATCAAAAGAATGCAGCAATTAGCTGGTGTTATTAACGAAAATCAACATTCTGTTAGTGATGAAACCTATGGTGAAATGGATAATTTCATTTACACAAACCATAAAGATGATTATGATAATTTTATTGATTCAGCTATAAACATAATAAATGCATTATGGGAAAAAAATTATAAAGTAGAAGATATATTTGATTATCTTAATTCTAGATTAGAAGCTGAAGTATAATAAACAAAATAACAAAACAATGAAAAAACCAATCAACGAAATCAAAAAAATGCAGCGTTTAGCTGGATTAATTACTGAAAGCGAATATCAAGAATCATTAATGAATGAGGATTTTGATATGGAAGATGATGATGATTTTGATCTTAACGCTGCTTTTGAAGCATCTCCAATGTCGCATTCATATAATGATGTATTAAACGTTATTGAGGATTATGAAGATGAAGATATACTTAATAACTTTAAAGCTGAATTTTCTGAAGATGAAGATATTAGCAGAGATGACTATAGTAATTTTGCTGAAGAATATATGGATGATATGAGTGAAGTAGATTATATCAAGGCAAATTGGATTAGTATTTCAGATCCAGACATTTATGATAAAGCAGGATTAAACGAATCATCATTAAACGAAGCTGAACCAAATATTAAAAAAATCGGTAAATATATTACTATTGAAACTGATAAATACGATGAAGACTACCCAGATCTAGATCGTCAAGCTATATCAGATTATCTTGAATCAGTAATTGATCCTAAATATATTAAGGACGTTAAAACATTTATGAATGATGATGAAGAAGGATATGAGGAATCAAGATCATATTTTTTTGATGAGGATGATAGATATAAAGATCCATCTGCAGTTAATGATAGTGAAGTTGAAGAATGGGCTAAACAAGAAATGAGTTATTACTTATTTTCTCAACCAGATGAATTTCCTAGTAAAGGAGCAAATAAACCACGAGTAAAAAAAGCATCACGATTTCCAGCAACATCACCATTAAATAAAACATCACCTAAACTTTTAGCTTTGCTAGATGCAGTAGAAAAGGATTGGGGTAAAGATAGTGATTTAGGACTTGATATAGCAGTTTTTCTTATTACTAGACAAGATGAAAATGGTGAATTATCTCCTGCGAATAAAATAGCAATGAAAAAACTTTTATCTAACTATAAGCTATTAAATAAATACGGACATTTTTTAGATGAAAACATTGATGAATCACCAGTAAACGAATCTGAGACAAAAACGTTTTCAGCAATGCAACCAATAATCAATGATTTAAAAGATGGTATGGTCACATTAGATTCACTAATGAGCAGAGATACTGGAGAAAATTCATTACAACAAGCTGCAAAAAGACAAGGTTTAAAAGGATTGTCTATTAAAATGATAGAGCTCTGGACAGCATTGTCTAAATCTATATAAAATAAAATAATAAAACATGAAAAAACAACTTAACGAAATTAAAAGAATGCAGCTTTTAGCTGGTATTATTACTGAGTCACAATTAAACGAAGCTGTTTCAATTAGCGGAGATTATAATAATATGGATTTTGATAAATCTGAACAAAAAGATGCCTCTTCTTATTTAAAAAAACCAGAAGGCATAGACGCCGTTAATATACTTAAAACATTAGTGTCTAAAGAATTTGATTCAGATGATTTAAGTAACGCTATTGAAAAATGTAATTTTAAAAAAATGAATTATTTTAGAGCAGCAGCAAAAGCAGCTGGTTTAGAATTAGAAGGTTTAGGTACTGTAGATAATGAGGGTAATGGAGATTTCGAAGTTGAAAATAGTAATTATACGGATAAAGGAGCAGCTGTAGTATTTTTTAATAATAAATTTGAAAGAGTAGGATAAATAAAATATTTAAAAATCGTCCTGCTACCCTAGGACTCCTATCTAGACCATAGGTGCATAGCTCAACCCCGTAAGGTTGAGCTTTTTTTATATATTTATATACAACATATTATATAATATATGAGTGACCAACAAAACATTAAAGACATAATTAAACAGGAATTCGTTAAATGCGCTCAAGATCCTGTCTATTTTATGAAAAAATATTACATGATACAACATCCACAACGTGGACGTATCCAATTCAACTTATACCCATTCCAAGAAAAAGTATTATACCAATTCCAGAAAAACAGATATAATATTTGTAACAAGTCAAGACAGTTAGGTATATCTACCCTATCATCAGCTTATTCATTATGGTTGATGTTATTCAATAAGGATAAAAACGTGTTATGTATTGCAACTAAGCAAGAGACAGCCAAGAATATGGTTACTAAAGTGCGTTTTGCATATGAGAATCTACCCAGTTGGTTAAAGATAAAAACAATAGAGGACAATAAGTTAAGTTTAAAATTAGCAAACGGATCACAGATTAAAGCAGTAGGTGCTACAGGTGATGCAGGTCGTTCAGAAGCCGTGTCGTTACTATTGCTGGATGAGGCCGCATTTATTGAAGGCATAGATGAGATATTTGCTTCTGCTCAACAAACCTTAGCAACTGGTGGTCAATGTATCGCCATTTCAACTCCATTTGGTACAGGTAATTGGTTTCATAGAACATTTATTAGTGCAGAAGAAAGTAAAAATGGATTTACAGCCATTAAATTACCATGGACTGTACACCCAGAACGAAATCAAAAATGGAGAGATGAACAAGATGCTATCTTAGGACCTAGAAATGCCGCCCAAGAGTGTGATTGTGACTTTAGTACATCAGGTGATTCAGTAGTTGAACCAGATATATTAAACTGGTATATACAAACCTATCAAGCTGACCCAATAGATAAAGGTGGTTTTGATGGCAACTTATGGCGTTGGGAATATCCAGATTATACAAGAAATTATATGGTTGTAGCCGACGTTGCTCGAGGTGATGGAAAGGACTATTCAGCATGTCACGTAATCGATATTGAAAGTGCTAAACAAGTAGCAGAATATAAAGGTCAAATTGGAACTCGTGACTACGGACATTTATTAGTGGCTATAGCAACTGAGTATAATAACGCGCTGTTGGCTATTGAAAATGCAAATATAGGATGGGATACAGTACAAACAGTGATTGAAAGAGGATATCAAAATTTATACTATTCATCTAAATCAGATTCAGCAAACATAACTCAAGATAATTTCTTTAATAGAAACGAAAATAATTTAGTCCCTGGTTTTTCAAACACGCAAAAAACACGTCCACTTGTAGTCTCAAAATTAGAGGCGTATATGAGAGACCGTTCTTGTATTATACAATCGCGTCGACTGCTAGAAGAATTAAGAACATTTGTTTGGAAAAATGGTAAAGCACAAGCAACAGACGGATACAATGACGACTTAGTAATGTCTTTTGGTATTGGTTTGTTCTTAAGAGACACTGCTTTAAAATTTAGTACTACAGCGATGGACTTAACTCGTGCTTCGCTTGGAGGTATAGGAAAAGTTTCGTATATTTCAAATACAACATTTTCAAACCCACATACACCAATGAATGATAATCCATGGCAAATGGATTTAGGCAATGGAGAAGTAGAAGGTATTGGATGGTTACTTTAATAAATAAATATTTATAACATATACAAACATTATGGGATTATTTGACAATCTGAAACGGTTATTCTCTTCTGACGTAGTAATACGCAACGTGAACGACGAATTAAGAGTAATAGACACAGACCGTATCCAATCATTAGGTACACTACAGACAAATGCCTTAGTAGATAGATTCACTAAGATTTATACAACATCAGGAGCTGGTATTTACAATGTGAATAACGTTTACAGCTATCAGACTTTAAGAGTACAACTTTATACAGACTATGAAGCAATGGATACAGACGCTATTGTAGCATCTGCTTTAGATATTATAGCTGATGAGTGTACACTTAAAAATGAACATGGAGAAATGCTCCATATTCGCTCTAGTGATGAAAACATTCAAAAAATATTATACAACCTATTTTACGATGTGTTAAATATTGAGTTTAACTTATGGAGTTGGACTCGTAACATGTGTAAGTACGGTGACTTTTATTTAAAATTAGAAATAGCAGAAGAATATGGTGTTTATAATGTAATACCTTTCTCTGCTTACTCTATTATACGTGAAGAAGGAACACAACCAAAAAATCCAACATATGTTAGATTTAAATACGACCCAACAAGCGTATCAGGTATAACAGCTCCACAAACACAAGCAGCATTAGGTACATCTACATCAGATATTTTCTTTGAAAACTTTGAGATGGCTCACTTTAGATTAATAAGTGATGTTAACTACCTACCTTATGGTCGTTCTTACTTAGAACCAGGCCGTAAAATATTTAAACAAATGGTTTTAATGGAGGATGCGATGTTGATACATCGTATTGTTAGAGCGCCTGAAAAACGTATTTTCTATATGAATGTGGGTGCTATACCACCGAATGAGGTAGAGGCGTACATGCAGAAAACAGTACAAAAACTTAAAAAAGTACCGTTTGTAGATCCACAAACTGGTCAATACAACTTGAAGTACAATATGATGAACATGATGGAAGATTTTTATATTCCTGTTCGTGGTAATGACCAATCAACTCGTATTGATACTACAAAAGGTTTAGAATATAATGGTATTGAGGACGTAAATTATTTAAGAGATAAATTATTTGCAGCGCTTAAAATACCAAAAGCGTTTATGGGTTATGAGAAAGATTTAACTGGTAAAGCAACATTAGCTGCTGAAGACATTAGATTTGCTCGTACAATTGAACGTATTCAAAGAATATTAATCAGTGAATTAACTAAAATAGCTTTAGTTCACTTATATACTCAGGGATACACAGCTGAACAATTAACAAACTTTGAATTATCATTAACTACACCATCAATCATTTATGATCAAGAACGTGTAGCGTTAATGAAAGAAAAAGTAGATTTAGCATCTCAAATAATGGAAAACAATTTGTTACCAACAGATTGGATTTATGACAACTTATTCCACTTCAGTGAAGATCAATACGATGAGTATCGTGACTTAATTGTTCAAGATAAAGCATACAAATTTAGATTAGCACAAATTGAAAACGAAGGTAACGACCCAGCAGAAACAGGTCAAGTATACGGTACACCACACCAATTAGCATCAGCTTATGGTAAAGGTAGACCAGGTGCTGAAGGTAGTGTACCTCCAGGATACAATGAGAAAAATCCAAACGAACCAGTTCACTTAGTTGGTCGTCCGAAATCATCAGTATCTAATATTAACCGTCAAGACAATGCATTAGGTAAAGATAGAATTGGTGCTAAAACGTATAGTAGTGCTGGAGCTGATCAAGAAGATACACTAGCTAAAACACAGTGGAAAGGCGGTTCACCGCTAGCGTTAGAAACATATTTAAAAAATAAAGATATGTTTGCTAAATTACCAACAGCAACTAGAAAAACAACATTATTTGAACAAAGTGATTTATTAAACGAAGACAATATTCGTGAAGAAATTAAATAAATCATATATTTATAAGTAGTATCATCATACTAAAACTATGCGTGTAAAACATTCTAAATTTAGAAATACAGGAATCTTATTTGAGTTGTTAGTTCGTCAAATAGCGGCTGACACACTAGCAAATAATGATCCTAAAGCTGTTAAAATCATTAAACGATTTTTCACTAATAGTGAATTAGCTAAAGAACATAAACTTTACCACACTATTATCACAGCTCCAAGATTAAGCGAAGCTAAAGCCGAAACATTAATATCAACTACAGTTGACATGGCTAAAAAGCTTGATAAATCAAAACTTGATAAAGAAAAATACAACCTTATCAAAGAGATTAAAAAGCAATATGATCTTGAAACGTTTTTCCAATCTAAAATATCAAACTATAAAGTATTAGCATCAGCTTATACATTGTTTGAAGCATCAATGGTTAATAAGTTCATTGAACCTAAGTTAATTATTATAAACAAAATAACTTTACTTGAACATATCACTAAAAAACCATTAACTGAAACTAAAGTTCAAAGTGATATTGATAAACAATTAAGAGGCGAAAGTAAAGAAGTAAGATTACTTGCTTATAGAATGTTAATTGAAAAATTTAACAACAAATACTCAGTTTTAAACAATCGCCAAAAATTAGTATTAAAAGAATACATCAATAAACAATCTGACCCAGCTCAATTAAAAGAATATATTAACTCAAGTCTAATAAGCGTTAAAAACGAATTAACAGAGTTAAAAAGTAAAATAGATGATAAGGTGACTGAAATTAAGTTAAACGAAGTTATAAACTTAATTAATCCAATACCTGCTAAAGCGTCTGTTAAAGATGAGCACGTTATATCTTTATTACAGTATTTTCAATTAACTGAAGAAATTAAGAAAGTAAAATAATGGCTACAAAAGATAAGAAAATAGCTCTTAGACTTAAAAAAGAAATGTCAATGACTGGCACTGGCGCATCTGTTACATCAGGTACAGGTGAAGGAGTAGCTACAAAATATGCTTTTGGTAAAACAAATAAGTCAAAACCAGAAGGATGGAAAGACGCTCCATCAGTTCCTAATCGTAAGTCTAAAGCTATGGACTATAAAGAATTATGGGAAGAAGAAAATGAATGGCCTGAAGAAGTTTTATCTAGACATAGAGATATAAAGTTTATAAAACAAAAAACATCTTCAGATAAAGCTACTTATCAAATAGTTGATTTAGAAAACAACAATAAACCAATAGGCGATATGGTTTTTGGCTCAGTTAAAAATTTAAAAGACTTTGCTGATGATTATATTAAACCACAAGGTGGAAGACAATCAACTCAATTAGAAGAAGGTAAAATGCATATTGGTACAGATACTAAAACAGATTCAGATGTTTATTTTGATACTGAAACAGGTACTTTCCATATTAATGTAATTGACGCGGCTGGAAATAGATGGAATAAATTACAAGTTAATACTATTGATGATGTATTAGCTAAATTTAAACCAAACTGGAAATGGACAAAAGCAGGTGAAGCTAAATTTTCTGACGCTTTAGATGAAGCTACAGGATTTAAATCAGGCAAAG